CACTCTTGCTCCTTGCGACAAGAGCTGTTCTTAGGCTACGTGTATCCCAGAAGAGACCCCCATTAGCTCAAGGTCCAACAACGGGTATTACCCTTGTTGGCTCGCCGATAATGACCATATACGAGGACTTTGCCAACTATATGTCGTTTCTCATTCCGTAATACGGAGCGGTTAACTCATATAATTGGTTCACGAACCTTTGTGTTATTATCGAAGTCCCGAGCATTACAGTCTTCCTAGACCTCATCGTGAATACACGATCAGAACTAGGGACCGTCAATGCTCTAAAGGCGCCGACCCAATTTCCACCTTTTAAGGTGTCAATTGATTCAGCCCTGGACTGGATATCAAGCCATGCTCGTTCGAAATACTTTGCGTATACGCAAAGAATCGGATGAGCATCTAAGACTTGAGTCGCGAGATCAGTCTTCTCTTGACAATCACTGATAATTGAATTCTGAAGAGTTTTAAGAGAGCTACCGGGTTCCCCTAGGGGAAATCGCTTAGCTCTTTCTTCATCACTCATGTTATCAGGATGGCACTCTGAGAAACATATCGCTATTGTATGAGAAACGATGCCATTGGCAACGTCATCATTAATAGGGATTAGTGGGAGGTCAAGGTACCTAGCAATCTCATTAAATGAGTCGCTGGCTGCCTTGGATCCCCGCATAAGCTTGCTTATGCGTTCACAGAGGTACGATAGCCTATAAATCTTGTCTCGGAATCTCCGAGGCATGTTTAATAGGTCACCGTACAGAGAAGCAATTAGGTCAGGAATCTGAAGGTTGAAAACCCATCCTTTGTTATCTATATCTATAAAGAGGTCAATCATGTTATAATAACGTGATAGACTCTCTCTTAGAGAAGATACAGGGAAATGAGTTATTTCTACACCGTTAAACGTATAACGTTTAGCGAATTCGTAGAAGTGAGCGGACCGGTGTGATTTCTCTAAGGAGATTTCGATACCGAAATGCTCAACCAACCTGGTATATTCTTCCGCTAGATCATCTCGGCCGATGACTAAGTCATCCCCGAGCATGATGTAGGGAGCCGTCTTAAAGTCTATACCCGTGTT